TACCATAACATCTTTAAAACTAAATCCTGCGCCGTTTTCTAATAACAAATGCGTAGCACTTGTATCAGTATCAGATGGTGGTCCTGAGTGAGCACCAAATCCTGGCGGAAAAGAACCTGCGTCTACAGATGGATTGAATGGATTAAAAAATCTTACTTGTGGTTCTGTATTAGTTCTAAATCTATAAGCATCATCTGATATAAAAGTTTTAAATGCGAGTCCTCTGTCATATAAATCATCTTTGTACACATTATCATTTATTTTCTTTGCACGTATTCTAATTTCTTTTCTTGATGGACTTATTTCAAGAACTTCATAATTCATCTTTTCTGCTTTTAATTGAAATGCAACTTCTTCACCACTTTCTTCAAACTGAGCGGGAGTTCCTGCGTGATAATCACCGTTAGGTCTCACAAAGAAAGGACCATCGTATATATCACCATAATTTTGTTCTTTAGTGTTGATTAAAACAACATCATCACTACCTGCTAATCTTCTGTAGAACTCATATCTAAAGTTAAATCTACCTGATACAAAACCCATCTCTCTAATATCAATACCAGGTTTAACTACTATTTGACTATCTATTATATTTGGAGATACTTCTTTAGAAGTTATAACACGACCTGTAGTAGGTTCTATTATAGACAATCTTATAAAATCATTTTCTTCTCCGTTACCAAATGGTCCGCCTTCAAATCTACGAGTGCCAGGAATAAAATTTCCTCCTGCCTTCAATAATTGTTTATCTCTATTTGATAACTTACTTGCCATTATACTAACTCTGTAAAATTTCTATTTAAAACTTCATCAAGTTCATCGCCACGTTTATACTTTGGCTGTTTTCTATTTATCTTTACCCAAGAAGTAGGGTCATCAAAAGCTTCTCCTGTTTCAGGATTTTCATAACTTATAATAGGACCACCAGGACCTTGTCTTAATAATTGATTATTATCTTCCATAGAAGAAGATGCAGCAAATTCAGCAATTGTTCTTGCTCTTTCTGCTTCATATTCACGAGAAGCTTCGAGTCTCAGACTTTGAAAGTACTCGTTATTTTCAAGTTGTTCTTTTGTGTAAGGCATTATTTTATGAAAAATGTAAAGTTGTTATCTATAACTTCGGTGTCTGTACCCGAACTTCCTGCATACGAACCACTAATAACTTTTATTAATAGTTTATATTCTCTTTGTGTTTGTAATCCACTTGTATTTAAATCAATGTAATTACCACGTGAATCACACGAAAGTCTTGAACCTGTACCATAAGGTACAATAACATCTTCTGTATAGTTATCAATTATACTATATTCAGAACCTGATGGCAGATACTTTACTGAAGTATAAACAGATGCAGAAGGTGCGTTACTTAAAACAGGAAAATTAGGTCTTCCAACAATTCTGAGTTTACTATCAAAAGCTGTAGTATATTTTGATTTTAAATTTGGACTATAAACTTGTAAGTCTTCTATTTCTCTTGCACTTAACGCACTTAAACTACCTGTTGACCAAACAGATGAATCCCAAACTGCTTCTAATCTTGGTGAATATATTGTATGTGTATCACGAGAAAAGAATTTAAAATTTCCTAATTTTGTACTTGAACCTTCGTCTAAATCTACATCAGAGTTACCTATAGAACCTGAACGTTTAATCATAAATCCATCATTGTTAATAGTTCCATCGAACCACTTATTAACAATATTCGTAACATCCATTCTCATATCAAGTTCTGTATCTGTATGTACAAAACTTTGAGATGCTTCATATCCTGAACCACTAATCCAAGTTCCACCTGTATCTATTACACCACCATGCCAAAAAGTTTCTGCATTTTTACCTGTTCTATATCCCCAACTTACACCTTCTGTTTCTGCAGGGTCGTATACCTTTTTACCTCTACCCATTACCCAACTTTGACTAACAGGATACGAATATAAAGTTTGTGAAGTAGATAATTCGTCACTACCCGCATCATATAAATTTAAATAATACTTAGCACTCGCACTTGCATTAGCACGATTAACACTTTGACTTATGTGTGATAGATTAAACTTAACTAATATTCTTGACACATCTACAAGTACACCAGCATCACCAACGTCTTTTCTAACTTCTAAAATTTCATCTAATCCATAGTTGTTAGATTCAGATGCTTCGTATAAAACCGTATCTTCTGTTGCGTATGTAAATAAGTGCATATCTTACTCCTAATAGCCCGCGCCTGTTGAAGAGTCACCTACACAATTACCTTGTATATCTTGTGAAGGAAATTTCAATTCAAATATACTTGGGTCAAGTGAAGGATAAATAACTCCATCTTTTGTTGCAGAATCTAAATCATAAATATTACCTGAGTAACCATTGTTCTTTTCATAATTATTATAAATTATTAATTGTGTTTTTTCAGGATTATTTTCTAATGGCGGTACTACAGATGCTACACCATCAACTATTGCTAAATCTTGAACTAAGTCTTGAGTTACAATTGGTTGGTTTATTTGCCACTTATCAGGCGCAAAAAATTGTTTTATAGTATCTATACATCTTAACAACACTTCTTGTTTATTGTATCCTACTCTTGCTATTATGCTAAATCTAATACCTATATTTATTATGTATGCGTCTTTTATGTTTACAGCATCTGTTACAGGTCTATATTCACTTAAATAAGTTGCAAGATTTCTTTTAACTACATTGTTTAATGTAGTAAGTTTTTTAGATTGATTATATCCTAAACAATATAAATTCAAAGCTAAAGGATTAGCTACTCTCGTGTTAGCTGAAGGTTGTTGTTTACCTGCACCACCTGCAGTATTAGGGTCTAAATCTTTACCTGCTTGTAATTGTTCATCTTGAACGATATAAACTTTTGCCACACTTCCAAATCTTGAAGGCATTGCCATAACTCTCATCATATAATCTTCTTTAGTTACGGTTCTACCCTGTGCTTGAAAATAAGCAAGTGCATTTTGTTTTATTTCAAGAACATTTTCTCCTGAACGACCACCTGCTGCGGGTAATTCGTTAGAACAAGCAAACGAACTTTGTGCATTGTTAATTAAATTACTATTTAATCCTACTGCTCCTGCGGGACCAAATAATGGATTAACTATTTTATTTATAGAACCTACAGGTACATTATGTGAAAGACCACCACCGTATCTATAAGTTATAGTTAATGTAGTATTAGCAGGTGCGAGTCCGTATGCCTTTGTATTTAAAAAGTTACTTGGGTCAAAAGTAGAATCTATACTTGAAATACCACTTGGTAAACTTGAACCAACATTATCAGGATTAGGAATAATTTCTTCATCAGGATTATCACTATTACCTGCACCAAATCTTAATTCTACAAAACCATCAGATGTAATGTATGTAGTAAATCTTCGTGATGTCTTTTTTAATTTTAATAAATAAGGAGCTTTATCAGCAAACTGAGAATCTTGTGGACTCAAATCTGCTGTATTATTAGATTCAATAAACACGGTATCTTTAGCTAAAAAATCAACTTCATACCAACTATTACCATCACTATCTGTACAACTTATTATTTCAGTTATACCTGCTTGTGATAATCTTATACTATCATATCTTTTAGCATTACCAAAAGAAAATTGTTCTGACTTCTGTACACCTGACCTACAACTAACTGATTTAGTCAATAAATAAGATACAGGTTGTCCTCCTGAACTTTCGTATACACTAATAGCCATAGGAGAGGCACTTGAAGTATATTGAAAACTTACATCTTCAGTAGAAAAAAATTTAATACCTGATGTTGAATTAAATTCACTACCTGCTTTTAAAACTTGTCCATATCTCAAATCAGGTCTGTTAGCTGTACCTGAGCCTATAGAAGGTACGGTTTGAAATACATCAACTTCTGCATTAGCAGCAGATAGTATTCTTGGTTTATATCCCATTGCTTGTGCAATCTGATAAACACTTTTAGTTTCTTCAGCGTATGCTAATAATGATTCTTTGAATTGATTATCTACATAATAAGAAAGAACATCACCTACGTATGAAGCCATCTCAATAAACATCATACCAGGTGATGCTTCATTAAAGTCATTATATGAATTAGGAAAATAAGTTTTAGCGTGTTCTATTAAAGCTTGTTTAAAAGAATTGAAATCTTTATTTAAATATTTAACTTCTTTTTGTTTAACGTGTTGAGGCATTTAATTCTCCTTAGTATCCATCTGATGAACCTTCGTTAGGGTCAATACCACTCATTCCGTATCCGTAATTAAAATAAAATGTTTGTGCTATTACTTGATTATTAAAAGCAGAAGAAAAAGTTGCTTCTACAATTAGACTATTTCCTTGTGACCGTACTTTTGTTCTTTGTAAAGTTACGTGATTTAACCAAGTTGCTAATGCTTCTTTTATACTTTCTTCAACTTTAGTTTTTAATATTTCAGGCTCATTTTGTTCAAAAATAACTTCGTGTATTCGACAACCAAAGTCAACATTACCTGGTCGTTCACCAATCTTAGTCATTATAAGATTTTTAATGTTATCTTGTATTTGGGCATAGTATGTAGCATTTTGTTTAAAAAAGCCATACGACTCTCTATCGTAATTTAGAGGAAAACCTATACCAAACTTTTTGTCCGGGTCTAAATCTATTTCTTTTACACTCATTATTTTGTCAGATTCATTTTACTCATAAGTTCACGATAATCTTTAGTGATTGCCTTTTGAACGTCAGGGTCAACTTGTTCAGGTGCTACTCCTGCTTTATGTGCTATTTCTGCAACACCTTGATTACTCATACCACCTCCGTTTGGTTTCATATCACCATAGCCTAATAAATCAGCCATATCATTTGTCGTAAACGTTTTACCACCCATTGTTGGATACTCTTCTGTCTTAACAGACTCTTGAATTGGCGTAGACCTTTTAGACTTAATTTCATTAATAAATA